ATTTATTGTATTTTCTTTATCACCTTTATACTTACCTATTATCTCATCTATTATATTATTATATTGTTCTTTTAATGTAGCCGTAAAACGACTATCTTGGGGTCGTAAAACGTCTATCTTAACTTTCTCATATAGTTTTTCAGCTTTAAGAAATACCTCATTAACAATATAAGTCTTACCAGATTTACCTCTAAAAGATTTAACAACATTTAATTTATTTAAGGTGGATAAGCAGCTCTTGATCGTGGTCCTACATAGACCAGTATCTTTGTGTATAGTTTCGTGCCTTAATCTTGCCTCATATCCATTCTTCTTCCAAGCATACTTCATCACAGATAAGAAAACATTTAAGCAATGAGACTTATGTTCCCCCTCTAATTTAGATAGGTGGTGGTACAACTTATAAGTTATAAATAAAAAACCTCTACTTGTGTCCATACTTACATACTTTCCTATGATTAGATTGGAGGTCTAGCAAAATGGAAACCCATTGGCTCTCGTTCATCAGTTCAAACTCTGTCTCACAGCTCGTAATTCTCTTGATGCGGAAGGTTAGGGTAGTCTGGGTCAAATTCTTATAGAATACTAAAAACAAGGGTATATTTAGGCGACTAGCGACTATGTTTGCAAGGGTTGTAGCCTTGTATTTCTGTCCTTTATCATAGCAAGTCTCAAGAATAGCAAGTGGCTCGTAGCAATGTGGACAACATTCAATACTATCAATATCAATCATGGCAATATTGTCATATTTCCTATGCCAATCGTTGTAGCTGCCATTACTAAATGCGTATGTCCACCTAGCCATAAGTTATCTGTTCTTAATTATTATAATCTCGTTTTCTTTTTCTTCTATTATTCTCTCAAGGTCTAGCAACTGATTGGATAGTTTTTCTATGTGCTTTTTGTGTCGTTTGATTTCTTCCTTACATTTCTTCAGCTCATCAGGACAACCTATCTCTTCAAACATTTTATCGTTGGTCATTTTTCTACTATAATTTTTTTAACTATACATCTTGGAAATACAGTGACATTTCCTATTGTAAGTTTATCGTTATCAAAAGAATATGAAGTAAATATCTTTACCATTTTTGTATCTTTACTATACAAATACCCAGCATCTTCACACCAAGCGAAAGTCATTTTATCTACATCATCAAAGCTATCAAACCAAGCATTGTTATTTAAAATATCTTGCCAAATTACTCTTACCTTTTTGTAAGGTAGCTTATTTACTTTCTTCATAGGTCCACCACGCATTATATAAATCTTGCAAAGATACTTTGCCTTTAGTTACTTCTAATATCTTCTTAACCATCTTTGGTTTAGGGAATCTTTTTTCTTTAGACTCCAAACAATATCTCTGCGAGTTGGTCGCTGGATTTATGGATCTTATTCCTAGCATAGTACCCAATGTATAATGGGATATACCTTGTTTCTTTCTCCACTCTTTAAGTGTCATGTTTCTCCTATTTGTTATACTAATAGGTTGTATATATAGCATATAAAAGGTTTGACAAGAAGTTATTTTACCTGTATCTATGTGGAAAAACGAAAGGGAAAAAACAAATGCAAAAAGAATATTTTAAAAATTTCAATGGTGGTCAAGGACTAGATCATTGGAGTCCATCCTCAAGCCAAAACTTTACTAGGTTTGTGCTGAACTACTCTCTGCCTCAAGAATTGAGACGACTATTCTTGATCAGATACAAAGCTCCTTTTGGTAATTTAGTTAATAACACAACACAAAGATTAACTTGTGAGGTTTTGTTTGATGGGGATAAAAAAATTATTCTTAAGAACAAAAATTATGACGATATATTTCAACAAGAGTTAGATAAAATAAATAAAGATACACCACCTGTAGATGACAAAGATAAACTAGCAAGAGAGATGATGATTAGTTATGCACATCCAACAATCGAGAACATGAAGAAAGCTGTCAAAGAAATATTTGGTAATGAAAAGTTAGTCGCTGAAAGATATGTGTCTAGCAAAGATAAGGATATGCTCATAGATATTATTGGTAGGGTAGACTACGAATCAAATACAAAGATAGGTGAAGCAAAAACTAAACCACCTACAATAAAAAAGAAGAGAGGTAAGGATGAATATTACATGGCATCAACGCAGCTTCCAAATGATCCTGATCCTATGCACATAAGCCAAGTTGCTTTCTACTATCATTGCACAAACAGAAAACCTTTTTTGTTTTATGTAAATGAAAACGAATACAGAATCTTTGATGACACTCACGATATGCTACGATCAGATTATTTAGAACACCAATATAATTTATTAACACAAAGATTAAAATCATGGGAAGAACTAATTATATTTTGTAAAGGTGATATACAAAAGCTATCATCCTTTGCCGAACCACCAGAATTAAATCATCCTTTTTATTATAGGGATTTAATAGACGACCAAAAAAAACAAATCAAACAACTATGGGGGTTAGACGCATGAAACTAAACATATATCAAAAACTACATAAGGCAGCTTGTGAAGCTGGAGGTGTGGCAAAAGGAAAGAAAGTTCCTGGTATGCACTTCAATCCATTACAACATGACGAGGTACAAAAGGTTGCAATGGAATCATTACTAAACAATGGGTTATATCCTGTTTGTACTTACACTAACTATGTTAAAGAAAGTTTTATCATGGTTACTTGTTCAATGAAGATACATGACATTGAAGATCCAACAAGTCATATAGATATTGAAGGGTGTAGTGCAATGGGAAACCTAGATAAGTTTGGTACAGGTAATGGTATGTCTTATGCCAAGAAGTATGCTTTCTTAAATGCACTAAATCTAAAGACAGGTTTAGACAATGATGATGGCTACAAGGCAAAACCTTTTAACAATATTCCACAACCTAGTGGTACAGAACATGATGACAATCATGATGCAGTAGCAATAGAACATATCAAGAATGATATGAAGAACGCAAAAACTATTTATCAGTTAAGAAAGTTAAAGAACTATAAATACAAAGATGCGTTTACTCTTGCTATCAAGAAACATCCTGCGATTTATAAAGATTTAAATAATATTTATGAAACAATGGAAACACAACTAAACACACAAGGAGTAACACAATGAGTGATAAGATATATATAAAACTTACGCACAATGCCGACAAACAAGCAGGAGATAATCGACCATCTTTTGTTGCACCAATAAATCCAAAATCACCAGAGGGTAAAACCTGGAGAATAGGTGTAAAGATTGGAGAGACATGGTACAACCAAGCAGGATTTGATGATCTTGATGAACAAGGTAATCCCACAGGAATTATTAATGTTGTCTTGACACCATCAAATACTGGTTCATCTGCTGGAAAGCCGAGAGGACCCCAGCAATCTTTTGCACCTAACAACAGGTTTGCAAAAGGTCAAGGATCAGGTTATAACAAAACCAACTACAACTATTAACTGTAGTTAAATGGTGTGGTGGAAGTTTTTTTAGAGCAGCGAATCATATTACCTCTTTCCCTTTCTGGTAATGCTCCCTCTTATTTGTTTTCTTCTGCCATACCTTTAAAACAATATGAAAATTACAGAGCTTACAAACGAGATTAAGAAAAAGATAATCCAAGATCGAGAGAAAGATTATGGAGATTATCAATACAATTTTACTATACTTGCAGAGCTATTTACTTTAATATTAGCACCCAATTTAAAAAAAAAACTAAAGCCATATCAAGTGGCACATATCATGATGACACTTAAATTATTCAGAGCTACAAGGGGATTTAAAGCTGATAATTACACAGATTTATCAATATATAATGATATGGCATCTAATCTACACAAAAAAGATATAGACAAAAATGATAAAAACAGATAAATATTTGAGAATTAAATCTGGCGAAGCTAGTTTTCAACTGGTTGAAAGATTTGATGATGTAAAGAAAGCTGCCGACCCCAACGCACAAGGGGAAGTTGTAGAATGTAAAGTTGAGAATATTAAATTAGACTTTACCAAAGTAATAAAGGAGAAAGATGGAAGAGTTAAGAACTCGCCTTCAAAAGTACAGGGATCTTCAAGCGAAGAAACACGAGAAGTTCCTGGAAGCCAAGAGAAAAGTAAGTAA